TGACGAGCAATCCATGCGGCAATACGAATCCATTTGTCATCTGAAACTTGACCATCTGCCATCAGGCGTGCTTCACGAATGGTGCGATCAACAAGACCATCCCCGCCTTTTCCTTCTGAATAGAAAGCAAGTCCCCGCCTTGCAGCGGCTCTCATAAATTCAGGTGCATCTTGATTGATTGCACGAAGGTCATCTTCGTCATCATCCATGTCATCATCTGATTGCCATGCGTTGCAGTAGAAACCACCATCAACGAATTCATCCCACTTTTCGCACCATGCTTTGTCGCCTGCTTCGTTCACGCGATCTTCGTCGTAGAACATACAGTTGCCACATGCGCGACCTTCTGGGACATCTTCTGCCAGTGCTGGTCTGTAGTTGTCAGGCAAGTCACGATACATAGTTTTTCGTTTTTTCTTTTTGCGCTCGCCACCAACTTCAATGTCCTCTGAAATTGAGATTGCAACCATTTGATCAATCGCTGCTTGCTTAGTTGTGTGGCAGCCCATGATCTCGCCATCGTCTTTGATAGTTGCCCATCCTGAACAACCTTCTGCTTCGTCAGTTATGAAGTACGGCATTAGTTCATCGTCTGCCTTAACCAAGAGATTAAATGAGAACCTGATGCAGAAATCGCATAGAGTGATTCCCCAGCATTCAAAATCAATTCGATGCTATCCAACTTTACTAGTTGCAAACCATTTGCAGTTGTAACATCTTGACCACCTAAATAAATGTTATTCGTGTTATCCATGTTATGAATATGTAATCGTGAAGGATTTGTAGAAATTCCATCTACCAATTGACGGGTAGTGCCAATTGTTTGTTGTCCAGATGTAATTGCCACATGAATCCTTAAAGCATTAGAAGCAGTTCTGCTTCATCTTCTAGTATTGACCATTCTATCTGTGAAACAACATCAATCTTCAATGTTGCTTGCAGGCTGCTAGTCGTGGCAAAAATAGTTGCAGGCATTTTGACTGGTCGTGCTGGCAATGTTTGTGTGATGACAACTGGTGCAGGTTGTGGAATTGGTTCAGGCTTTGGTTGCCTGCGTGGTGGTGCTGGATAAGGTCTGTTTGATCCGTATTCTTGCGGTTCTGGTTCTGGTGGTGTTGGCGGTATAACAGTTGCAGTGGCACTTGCATCTAGTGTTCCAAGTGAACCCATAAATACGGGTTTCACAATTGGTAGTGTATTCGCAGTTGAAGTCATCGCTCCAAGAGCAGACTCAGCCGCTGCCAAATGTATAACGACAGCATTCGAAACACTTGTCAATCCACCAAGTTCAGATGCGAACACGGGAAGAATCTGTGGAATGGTGTTTGCTGTGGCAGACAGCGATCCTAAGTCACTTGCAGCACTTGCTTGATGACTAACTTGTGAACTACTGGATGCCTGTAAAACGCCTAGAGAAGCAGCAGCAGAAGCCTGATGTGTGACGCTTGAACTGGCAGAACTAACGATTGCACCCAAATCTGCAGATGCAGAAACAACAACTACTGGTGTCGAACTTACAGATGCAGTCAGAGAACCAAGCGGTGCTGATCCGTAAGCAAGAGTTGTAAGAGTGCCGTCATAAGTTGAAACAGTTGCGTTGTAAGTAAGATCGCCAGCATCATAGGCAGACTTTCCACCAACAACAGATTGATCAAGTTTGCGTGCATCAAGCACCATTTGAGCAAGTCGAACAACACGATCAGTGTTCAGAACAAAGTCGTTGAGTTCAGACGAACTCATGGCTTAACTCGCTACGGTCAAAGATGTAACGAAAGAACCAGAAGTGATTGTGTAAGTATCGCCAGCAGTGTAAGGATTTCCAGTGATAGTTCCTGAGAACAAGAAGTTGCCACCAGTTAATGAATCCCATGCAGTGAAGAATGTTGCATCCTGACTGCCTGAAATGTTTGTCCAAGTAACGTCAGCATCAGAAGCAATAGAACCTGCAGATGCTCCAGCGAATGAAACAGCCTTGCGAGTTGTTTCTGTTGCAGGATTAGCAGTGCCATTGGCAGCAGGATCACCAACGTGCAGTTGCACATACGGAGCAGTTACTGCAAAAGCGGTGTTGTTTCCTAAAGCGTTCAGCAAACTGTTTGCTAGATACGCACTCATTCCTGTTGCCATTAGTTTTCAACTCTTTCAATGATGTTTACGATGTGACCATTGTCGTCACGCTCGACTGTTCGAATTGTTGTTCTTTGCTGTGGTGCTTCAACTGTGATGTTAGGTGGAGCGACGTTGATCACTGCAGGTGGAACATTCACAATTGTTTCTGGCATTTGTACGTTCACATCATGTGTGCGTTGTACATCATAAACAGATTCAGGTGCTTCAGGATCAATCTGAGCAACGCTCTGCAACTGAACACTTGGAACACCAGAGTGCGTAATCTTTGGCAAATCTAGAGCAGCCAAAACGCCAGCAGGATCGAACCCAGCAAGAATAAGTTTCGAAGCCATCGTGACACGCTTGTCGGTTTCAACGAGTGAAGCAGCACCCAGATCCACGTTAGCCAAAGGAACGCGATAAACGTCGCCGCCTTCAACAGGTCGCAAATCTTCGAATCGACGGATGTCATTAACTGAAAGAAAACCTGCTTGTGATCCAATTGAGTAACCTTGCATTCTTGTGGAGAAATCACCACGCAACAATCCATCAACATTGAAACGAATGAATGCGCCTTGTGGAAGAAGTGTCGAATAAGCATCTTCCATCTTTGCAATGTAAGGCCGCAAAGTGTGAGTGACGAAGTTGATGTTTTGTTGTTCAACAGAATTGTAGGACATTGCGCCTGCTGTTGTGACGCCAATCATGTGTGGTGGAACTCTGAAGATACGAGCGATCTGTTCAACAGCAAACTTTTGTGAGTCAAGCATTTGCGCTTCATCAGGATTCACACCAGTGCGAACAAACTTTGCGCCACCAGTAAGGATGCCAGTCTTGTGTGCTTTACGGTATCCACGATGCTTGCCATCAAAGCCTTCAACTAATTGCTTTGCTTGTTCTGAGTTCAAGCCCATTGGAGTTTCGATGATGCCAGAAGTTGTTGCGCCTTGACCAAAGAAACGCGCAGCAAAAGATTGCAGTGCTGATGAAAGACCAAGGTTGTCTTTTAATTCTGTGACGCGGCTCATTCCACGAAGTTCGCCAGCCTTACGCATTTCAGTGATCTGCAGCATGTCTTGTGTGTAAACAGGGAAGTCTTGATTCTGATCGATGATGTAAACAACTTCACGGGTCACTGGTGTACGAGTAACTTCGACGCGACTTGGATCAATCACAACAAGGTTTGCAACCTGTCCAGAGTTATCTCTGTAGATGCGAATGAATGCGTTGCCATCTAGAAGCAGGGAAATAAGAACCTGCTGATAATGCTCAGTTCTTAACAAGTCCACATCTGGTCTTTGAATCCATGAAGGCTGTGGGCGATAAGGAACACGATCACCATCACGACGAATGAAAGAATCAACTGGCAAAGTTGAGATGGTGTCTGAGATAAGTAGAACGCAGGCATAGAAGGCATTGATTTGCATTGATGTCTGTTGGTCGATGTTTGCACCAGACTGTGTGGTGAACGCGAATGAATCGCCTGCTCCCCAGATCGATTGAAAACTTATGGCACGTTCTTCTTTGTTGCCACCTGTTAAATTTCCGAGCATTACTGACCCTTCTCAATTGCTAGTCCAATAAGCAAAGCACTAGCACCAGCAGCAACAATTCCTAATGGCAAACTAAACACACCTAGACCGATGGAGATTGCAGTTAGACCTACCAATTGCAGAATTGTGGCAAACATGGGACTCCTAAAAACTAAAGAACTGAGGAACAACGGGTTCTTCACGCGAAACTGTTGCCCTATCAAATCCAATGATACTAGCAACAGCCGCGTCAATCTTGCGTGGCGAGCCACGATGTTCTTTGACAATTCGTGGCCCTAGTCGATCAGTCTTGATCACGGCGTTCATTAGATGCCTTGCAAGCAACGGATTGCCGTCATGCGTAAGTTTCCCAGACACAACTGCATCATAGAACTTTGCACATGCAGGAACCATGCGACTCGCAGAAGTAGAAGGCCACTCAACTACTGGCAGCCCTAGATTATCCAGCACCTGCATTGTTCTTTGCCATCTGAAAGGGTCACAGGCAATCTCTCGAACATTGTGGTTCTGGCAAAACTCGATGATGGTGTTTTCAACATCTAGTGAATCAACGCGCCAGTCATCGTCATCAGTTGGTTGTTTTTCCCACGCCTTGACCATGAACACATGTGGTTGATCTTCTTGCGTTACACCAATGACAACAGATGCGTCACCAGAGAACGATCCATCAAATCCAAGAATGACAGGAACTTGATCATCAATCACACGTTCTGCTTCTAGTGGTTCCCATGAACCGTTTGGCAACCAAGCAGTCTGAGATGAAACCCACTGGTTGCATCGCTTAGTTCTGAATTCTGCTTCAGGAGTTCTCTTGACCATTGCAGCAAAATCTTTTGGATCATTGAGATCACCAAAAGCAGGATTGGCTAGTTTCCAAGTTTCTTCAAGTGTGTGATCTGCTTCGTTAGGTGCTTCCCACCAAGCCATGAAAAATGTCGGATCATTGATTTCACCAGCAGCAACTTTCTTCCCGTACTGATAAAGCGCGTATGCAGTTGAGTCCTGACCAGTTGAATCTGATCGCACTCCTGCAGTTGTGATTCCAATCAGCATTGGTTCGCGTCTTGCACCCATACCAAGTTGCATAACGTCAAAGAGTTCACGGTTAGGTGATGCATGGAGTTCATCGAATAGAACGAGCGTTGGACTCAATCCTTCTTTTGAGTAGGATTCACTTGATAAAACTCGATAGACAGAACCAGTTGCAGGAACTTCAATTGCATCGCGATACACCTTGCAAAGTTCTGAAAGTTCAGGTTCTGCTTCAATCATTTTCTTTGCGTCACCGAAAACAATTCGAGCCTGTTCTTTATCAGCAGCACAAGAATAAACTTCACCACCATGCGCTCCCATAATCAAAGACCACAGTGCAATGCCAGAGCCGATAGCCGACTTCCCGTTCTTTCTCGCCATGCCCACAAGAGCAGTGCGATGTTTGAACTTTCCATCTGCTCCAACTGCAAAAAGATTTTTCATTAACTCTGTTTGCCACTCACGCAATCGCATGGGATCACCTGAGTAACCAGCAACAGTTTCTTTTGTCTGAATTGCAAAAGTGTTGATGAAGTCATTCGCTTCCCAGCCACGCGATCTTTCCAGTGAGTCGAAATCAACTGGAGTCAGCAGTGCTGGCGGCCATGATTCAATTTCTGTTTTGACGCTCACGAAGTTCTTCCAGTTTGCTTCTAGCCTTCACTTCAGCAACTCCCATTCGAGTTCTGTCTACAGGAGTGAAACCAAGCAAAGACAGGTTTCTGATTATCGATGAATCTAAA